ATTTGCTTATACCGTTGGTTTTCTAAAGACGATAACCCACCTTCCTTATTAGCCAAAACATCTTCTTCGGCTTGTAATCTTTCTAAATAAGTTTTATGTTTAGTGATTAATTCGGCATATTGCTTATTGGCAGCATCTTCGCCCACCTTAGCTTTAAATTCTTCGTAATCCTGATATTCCTTTTTTCTTACCGCTAACTCATTAAGCAAGTCTTTTGTTCCCTGATTATAATCGGCATCGGATAGGGCCTGCGCTCTATTTTTCTCAATATCATCAAATCCTAACTTTACTTTGTTTTTCGGGTCACGGTTAAATTTTTCTACTTCACTGCGCAAGCCATCAAAGAAACTATTTATCTGCGCAATCTGATTTTCCTCTTTGTCTAAGAACTTGAACTTTTCAGCACTTTGGTTTATTTTGTTCAGTAACGCAAGCCTTTTTTCATCAATCTCATGAAGTTTTCTGGAATTGCCCTGTGCTTTTTTTATGCTTGCGTCTGTATCATTAAAGAAATTTAGTTTATACTTATTTGCAATTTCAGCAGCTCTTGCCTGGTATCTATCGCCGAGTTTATTTAAATCTTCTTCGGCCTTTTTCCCTTTAGCTATATTATCCAATGTTGAGCGAAAAGGGGCTGAAGATGCTGCCGGATTAAACCATTGCTTTGGGTTCTTTAAGAATGCCAACATCCCCGTTTTATAGCTACCGAAATTTGCAGCCTCTACGTCCGCCTCTACCCCTTCTTTTGCGGCTTTATTATAAGCAATTGTAGCCTTCGTTTTTAGTTGGATCATTTCAAGGTATGCGGGAGCAAGTTCGTTCAACTTCCGCTCCATTTCCCCTAAACTTCTTACGCCTCCTGTAGCTTTCCCTAACGAATCATTATAATTGTCGATAGCCTTCTTTGCATCAATCTTACCTTCTTTAGCGAGCTTGAGTTCATTTCTTAATTCTGCAATATTTTTTCTCGCCTCTATGTACGGCGTACTTCTTAAAGCCTCCGATGTTATCTCAACATTCTTTTTAAAATCTGATAATGCTCCACCGCCTTTAGAAAATTCATCCCATAAGGCTTTCAATCCCGTAATAATCACACCAATCAACCCCGCTATCCCTAAGCCTGGTATTAAGTACGCCGCCTGTCGTAAAAACCCCCATGCGCCGGAAACAACCTTTTGAATACCACTTGCGCCCTTAGTAGTCGCCTGTACTACTTTTTCAGTTTCACCGATTACGGTAGACGAAATACCTCCACCTTTAGCCAATACGGCTTGTTGCCTGTCTATTTCAGAATATAAAGCACGTATTTGAGATTTTAACCCTTCAAAACCTTTCCCGCCAAGATTGGTGCTGCCCGAAAGTCTTTCTAATGTTTTTTCATATTTGGCTAATTCCCTTTCAAGTATGGCAATGTTTTGAGCGGCATTAGCACCAAGTTTTTTAGAAATGGTAGCATCCAAAATATCGCCTGATTTTTGGGCGGCTTTACTCATGCGGTCAAAGCCAGAAACTATTTCCTGTTCACCTTTCTTAAAATCAGAATTATCAATCCCTGATTTCCAATAAATACCGCCGCCGCTTATTTCTGTTGCCATTACCCAAAGTTTTTCATGAACTTATCCAGTTCGTTACCGTTCTCAATTACTTTTTTCTTATCCTTATCGGTTGAATAATCAGGGATTGAAGCGGATAACATCGTAATATTTAGCCAACTTCTTTCATACATTATTTCTTCCCAACTCATCCTGAAATACTTCATCACTCCACCGATAGTTTCCCAAGTGCTTTTTATCTCACTCAGGTTGTGGGGTTCATCTTTTGAAGGTCTATGCCTTTCATTAAGATTATACCATTCAAAAAAGGGGCAGCGTTAATTTGTTTTATCATTACCGCCCATAAGGCATTTAAAGCCTCATTATCCACGCTCGTTTTTATAATGTCTAACAGTTCGCCTGACGGCTCACTACGGGCATTTTCGGTAAGCAAAACCCCAATGCAGTACACCAAATCTTCATAATGTTCAGTCATCATTTTATCGTACACTTTCAGCAAAGTGTTTTCATCATTAAAAACATTCACATCAACTTTTGCAAGTGCCGCCGTTATTCTTTTTTGCTGTGCCAGGCGTAACGGCTTTACTAAAAACTCTTTCTTTACTGTACGTTTTTTTTGATACCATTTTTTAGGTACATCAACATCAATCGTAACAGTCACCGATCTTTCGAGTAAAGCATCTGTTTCTGATAAATCTATGATTGTTTTATCCATTATAAAAATAAAGGCAGGCGTTTTGTTGCGCCCGCCTTATTATTGTTGGTTATAAAATGATTTATACGACCGTAACCTCTTCTTTCTGCCAAGGCGATTGAGCTACACCAGAACCGTTGAAAGGAGTTAAGATTTTCACCTTTACAGAAATCTTTGAAAGGTCATCTTTTACAAATTGCACGTCACCTGAAGAACTGATTTGCGCAAGAGGAACAGTGAACTTAGATTTTTTACCTCCGTAAGGTTTTGTAATCAATTCAAAAGATTTTTGAATGATAGGTGCTCCACCAGCAGGATAAGAATAAACCCCTGCCGCATTTGTGCCGCCAAAGAACTGCATAAGGCTTGTGTTTGCAAAGTCAAGGCTTTGGAAGTTGAACTCTATTGCATCCTGATCTGTTGGCAGCGATGCCACTACACCTGCCACATCTTCGGCTTTAATGTCGTTTGTGTTTACCTCGGGAATAGTCATAGATGCTGACCCTTCCGCAATAGGCGTGATTGTAACGGCGTTCGTTGCCCCCATTGCCCCGTCTGCGCCCTTGTCGTAAAATTTAATGCTTTCTACTGAAAATTGATATTGTGCCATTTGTTTTTGATTTTAATAATTTAATGTTTCGTTTACCGATATGACCCTAACCCGAAGGTTGTAAAAGCTGTATTTTATTGTTGGTTCGTTTAATAATGTTGCTGTTTGAAGTGTCGTTGATATCTTAAGCGTATAAGCATCTTCAATCAAAGGCTTAACCGCTAACAGGATATTGTCTAAGGTGGTAAGGTCTGCCACATCGCTTGAAAGATTTGGAGCGTACAAATTCACATTTATAACTGCCTGTTGCACCTGTTCAAACGATACGGGTAAACTGCCGATAGTGATAAACTTCTCTTTTGCACTCCCCGCCCTGTTGTATTCAGTTTGCGAAACTTCACCGGCATAGATGTTAGTCGTTAAAGCCTTAACGCTTGGCACGTTAACGAGCTTTCTCACTTCATCTATTGCTGTTTTAATTGTTATCACTTTTTGCGATTTAGCATTTCAAATAACTTTGCCACCCTTTCTTTGATTTTTGTTTCGGCGGCATAAGAACTACCCGTTAATACATCGTAGCTTTTAGCTTCTACATATTGCGCGTAAAACATACCCGCTACAACTACTAACAAATACCCTCTTTTGTAACTATTTGCCACCCACTTAGCAAGTGTACCTCCCGAACCTGTAACATCACCGCCGGGAAATGTCTGTTCTAACATTTGCCCGTCTTTGAAAATAGCATAACCAATAGAGCTTCTAAGGTTGCCCGTTTGATCCTGATACGTTCTTATGCTTCGTGCATCTGCTATAAATTGCTCTCCTGTTCTTCTAAACTCATCGAGCAAACTATCTTCAAAGCCCTGTTTTGCTTTGTCCATGTGGGCTTTAACATCGTTCATCGTAAATGCTGCCTTAAATCCCATAGCTAACTATTTGAACAAAGCACCCATTTGTTTTGAAGCATTGGCGACCTCGCTTTATTTGAGCCTTCTGCCTGCACTTTACCTGAATACTGGTTGCCACTACTATAATCACTTACAGTAATAACGCTACCAACCGGAACATTTGGCATCGAGTGAGGCATATAGAACACAAATGAAGGTGCAAAACTTTGCGCATCCGCAACCTTAATTAACTCATCGTTAATGCCAGTCTCCATTCTACCCGTTAATGTTACCATGTTTTCTGTAGGCTCAACTGGATACCCCGTTTCAGGATCAACCCCGCCACCTGTTAAAGTGGTGAATGTTGCCGTATCTGGATAGTAGCTCATCTGTCAAGTAATGCTGAGATGTCAGTAATTACAGGCTTTCCAGTGCCGCCGTATTTTTCAATCAAAGAACTACATTTGCTATCGTAAGCCCATCCGCTAATTAAAGCCTTTGCCCACTCGCTACCATTATCATAAGTAATTGAATAACCTCCCTCGCTTTCCGACCTTATACCAAGCCCTAATGATTTTATTTTCTTTTCAATCAGTAAGCGGTAAAAATCACAATTAGGTACAGACTTATCCCATATTGCGCTCGGATTAATATCGTAGAACCCAAGCATTTCCGTTATTTGCGTATCGGTAATGCCAGGTTCGTCTAATAAGAATTTGAACGCTTCAATGTTTGTCATTTCGCTTTGATAAGGTTATTGTCAAGCATTATTTGAATGCGATCATCGCTGATGTCATCGGGTAAAATGTCGCCCTTATTGTAAGCAACCCCAGGCTTCAACGCATCCATGAAATAATCAGCAACTACAACGTATTTAGCTTTTTTAGTTTCTGCTTTAGGTGCTTCAACCGGAGCTTCTTCAACTACTTTTTTTGCCATAATGAAATATTTAAAGGGGCAGTTACGCCCCGTTAATTATGCCTGTACTGTTTTAGTATCGAGCGTGTAAATGCCGTCTGCGTTGATTACAGGTACTACCCTGGCCTGTGAACTTGTAAATTCTCGAAGCGAAGGCCTGTTTTCCCTGTATTTAGAAACAAGGATATACCCATCAGCTGTTTGATAATTTACTCCCTCAACAGGGTGGTTTTGTTCCGCAAGGCGGCTGTACTCCAGATTGCCAACATTGTTATTGGAAACAAATACTACACGACCGTCAGCCCACGGTTTTAGATTGGTAACTGTTTTATCAATCTGATATTTTACAGTCCTGTTTACAATTTCAAGGTCAACGCCCCATTTATCTTGGAACAATGTTTTTACCTGATTTTGCCCGAGTGTAGGAATGTTAGCGGCAGGTGTTGAAATGCCGCCTAAAAAAGCGAAGTTTCCTTTACTTTCTGCGCTTGCGGTAAACCCTGCCAGAGCAGTCATATCCATAAACACTTTTACAGGGGTATCGCCGTTAGCGTTTGCTACGTCCATCAGTTTTTGAATATCAGTAACAGGGGTTGATGTTGCCGGAGTTGACCAAAGAACTGCTACGCCTCTTTTGTTGGCGGCTGCATATCCGTAATCAATACGTACACCTGTGCCTTCGTTGTCGGTATCAACTAACGCAACACCGGTTGAAAGGCCTTCTAAGAAAATCCTTTCGTTTCTTTCAAGCACACCACCGATAACCTTCGGAATGTCATTGAAGAGAACATTAACGATTTGTTGCTGTGTTCCCCCTTGTGCAATAAGCGTATCAAGGTCGGTTAGTTGCTTTTCGTTTAAGAAAAGCTCCATACCCACTTTAGGGATGTCGCCGGATGCTTTACCAACGGCCGGACGGCTTTTTAAAGGAAGTGAGCTATCCATTGCAATCACATCAGCCATTACTAACTGATTATTTATAGAAAGCGTATCCCATTTGCCAGAAGCGTTGTAAGTAGGGGTTAACATCCTCTTATAGAGGTATGATGGTTGACGTTTATCGTCATTAAATTTTTCGACTACACGAACAGTAATCGAGGGAAAGTATTTATCTACCCATTGAGAAAATAAACTTGCTGCCATAATAATTACTGTTTATCGGTTCTAAAATCAATTAATGGAAGGGCTGTTTTAAGTGCTGCCAATATTGCACTTGCGTCAAACTGCATCGCATTTGGGTTTACAGTACCGCGTACTAAAATCCCTGCTGCTGGTTTTTTAGTTAAGATTGAGGCATTCAAAATGCCTACGTAGGTGTGATCCGCCGGCAAAGTGCCGTACCCGTCATTTGAGCCGTTAAGTGGGAAGGGCTTATAGCCGCCAGTGGCAGTATCTTTGATTATCGGATGCCCTGCATAGATAACTTCAGGTGTGAAGCCTGTAACGTCCAAAGAACGTCCGCCTCTTATTTCCTGAGACTGGTCAACAATGACCTTGTTATCATGTGATGCGATAATCCCTTCCAGTTCGTTGTGTAAATTGTATGTTGCCATTTTTTTAGGTTGGGGTTAATGATTAAAATTTCATATTATCAACGATCTCATTCACTTCTGCTTCCGATGGTTTCGCTTTCCCACCAATTCCACTCATCGGCGGGTTGCCTTTTAGGTTCTCATTAGCCTGCGATTGATTGAAGTCTGGAATAAACTCATCAAGTGCTGAAATTTTTGCAGATGCTTCTTCAATTGGGATATAGTTCACCAATTCTTCAAATGCTTTAATCTTTTCGGTTCTCATTCGTTCATCATTTATTGCTTTCGCCTTTTCTGTGAACTGTGAGATTAATTCAGAACTTATTTTTTGCTTCTTCAATCCCTGTACTTCGCTTATCAATGCTTTAGCCCATTCAGGGGCTTCATCTTTAGGCGTTTCAGGTTCTGTAACTGCTTCTTTTGGCTTCATTTCTTTTTTAGCTTCCGCAGGCTTAACTTGTTTCTTCAAGTCAGATATTTCTTTCCTGTGGCTGTCTAAAACCGATTGCCATATTTGCAATTCAGGCTCAATGTCTTCAACTAATTGTGCTAATGTTTCTTCGGTGGCAGTTTTTGCAATCTTTGATGCAAACCCTGTTAAAATCTTGTCGCCCAAACCCAAAGGAGCATACTTTGTTTTTAGAGCTTCAAGAGCTGTGTTAAAATCCATAATGTGAAAGAGTTTTGTTTTAGCAAATTTTCACCTTATAAATAGTGGGCGCAAACGGTAGAAAATAATATTTTTAATAATTATAATTAAAAGTATTATCTTTGTGATGTTAAACGGTCGGCGTTTAGGTGTAGATAAACGCTGGTCATTGCATCAGAAAAGAGGCACTTCGTTCTACACAAGCGGGGTGCTTTTTTATTTATGGTAACAATTACAAGAAAAATTCAACTTCTATTTAATTGCGAAAAAGAGCAATTGGAAGATTTGTACAAAACCTGGTACACCTACCAAAGGATCTGCCAACGAGCCGCTAACATGGTAAGTACATCACACTATGTGCAGGAGAACATAAAAGATTTTTTCTTTTTTGAAGATGGGATAAAAAGAAAGCTGGGAGATATTAAAAAAGATGATTTAGGTATGCTTACCATGAGTGCAAGCAATACCACCTACCAAACTTTAAGTAAGGCTTTTAAAGGCGACGCCCCAATGGGTATGATGAGTGGCTTAAACATGGTAATAACCCAAACGTATAAAAAAGAGGCTGTTGATGTTAAGAACGGCAAAAAGTCGCTTCGCTCATATCGTGATAATATACCAATGCCGGTGCGAAAAGGTGATACATCGGGTTGGAATAAGTTAGAAGACGGCAATTACACGTTCTTTGTTTACGGTACTCCTTTCAAAACTCGTTTCGGCAGGGATTTAAGCGGCAATGAGATTATTATGGATGAGTGCCTGCAAACAGGTAACTACAAACTATGTGATAGTTCAATAATGATTGACGGCAATAAAATGTTTCTGCTGGCCGTTGTTCAGATCCCTGAACAGAAAACGGCTTTAAAACCGGATAAGGAGTTGATAGCTGAATTATCACCCGAAGTGCCTATAAGTTTCAAGGTAGGTAAAAATACTTACACCATTGGCGGTAAAGAAGAGTTTTTACACCGCCGGTTGCAGATAAAAGAAGGGTTACGAAGGGCGCAAATAAGCTCGCGGTTTAACAAGGGCGGTAAGGGCAGAAAAAAGAAAATGGATGCGGTTGACAGGTATGAGAAAGCCGAAAAAAATTATGTTACAACAAGGTTGCACCAATATAGTTCAAAACTTGTTGACTGGTGCGTAAAGATGAAATGCGGTAAACTTGTATTAGCAAATCAGATAGAAAAAGAAGATGCGGTAAAAGATGATAAATTGTTACTTGCATCGTGGAGTTATTACGGGTTAAAACAAATGCTGGAGTACAAGTGTAAGAAGTTCGGCATTGAGTTGCAAGTTCTTTGATAGAGTATAGCTCTTAAAAATTATTATTGGGGTGGTTGTACACCCTTAAAGTGAGGGAGAATTCCACTCGCTAAAAGGCTTCAAATGCAGCTATATTAATGCCTACAGCGAAATCTGTTGTAAATGGCTGTATTTTGCAAGGCTTATACAACGAGGTTGACGAATATTTGATGCGTGGCAAAGTTGTAAATGGCTGTATTTTGCAAGGCTTATCAAATGCAGCTATATTAATGCCTACAGCGAAATCTGTTGTAAATGGCTGTATTTTGCAAGGCTTATACAACTTTAAAGAATATTTGCGCCCTGTTTCTTTAGCTTGTTGTAAAAGGCTGCAATTTGGAAGGCTTATACAACCAACCTACAACCTTACATTTGCAATCTGCATGTATTTGTTCTTTGAAAAAAAATATTAATTGCGCCGGTTGTACGGCGTTAAGGGGAGGAAAATTTTCACTCCCTAACTACCTGAAACGTAGGCTATATAACAGTTTCAGCGAAACACGTTGTAAATAGCCTCAATTTGT